ATCGATACTTAAATCGACATCTGGCATCCTAGTAATGTCATTGACAGCTAAATTCTGAGATCCAATCTGCTTTGACTTCTGCCTATCTTGGGAGAACCCCACAGACACACTTTGAACGGCACTCATAAAAGCCCCACTCATAGTTGCTCCATCCCTGTCTGATGTAGTAAAAGCTGGTCTTTGCCCAGCAATCACAAGAGAGTTATTACTTTTTAATATATCTCTGGCCATATTAAGTGTCTGTTGGAATTATACCTAGAACGTCTTCTACTAGGCTTACTTGTAAATCGTTTGAGTTAAAATAGTTCCAAGTGTGGGTCCAAGAAGGGGAGTAGAAAACCTTTGGCCTATTATAAATAGATGGTATTTGATGTCTAAAGTTTCTATAACCACCTTTCGTTTCTAGGAAGTGGACCATAGCCTTCAGTTGTTTGTTCGATATATTTTTAAAGGAGTAGTCTACTGGGAAAGTTGCATTGTTGTCATTAGACTTCACTCTTTGTCTAAAGGAGTTTTTGAATTCCAGCCGCTCGTTCTTAAAATTAACAGAGTTGTTAAACCCAATGTCAGGCTCAAAGAAAAACTCTTGACTCCACTTACTAGAAGAACCTGTAGGTCCATCCGCACTAGTAGATGACGAAGTGTGGTCTTCGGTGCAGTAATAGAAGTTATTTAATTTGTTTGTATTGACACCACTGTAGATTATGTCGAACTTGTCATAAGAAGTTGATGTTGCCCAGTTCACTAATGTATAATTAATAAAATTCATCCCCGACCAATTCAAAAGGTTTGGGGACTGGTCTACAACTATAGACGCATCCAGTTCATAATGCTGATTATTGACATGGTTGATAGAGTAACTGTCACATATTCCACTGACCGTATTATAAGTCGTGTCATTGAATGATATTGGGAACATCTGATCACCATGTTTATCCTCAAAAAAGACGGCAGCTTTTTGAGCATTGGTTTCATTTGTCTCATACCTCAGGTTAAAAGTAGCCTCCAAGTTATTCAACGAGTTAGGGAGTGTGTTCGTGTAAGAGTCTTTAGTATCGTATTGGAATAGTTTAGAGTTGAACGAAACTGAAGAGCCGTAACTAGGAGTGCCGATTCCTGATAAAGCAGACTGCAAGGCTACCCCCGATATATTCTCATCTCTATTATAAAATAAATCACTCATGACCGACATAACTAAGGTTTAAACGTAAAGATCCATCAGCAGACATACTTAGGTTTTCTGAAACGAGAGAAGCATTTGGGATCGTGAGAGCTTGGATGTTAGCCCCGGTTCTTCCGTCTATGTCAAAGCTCACTGTCTTGTCCTCCCTAGAGTTTAAGAAATTAAATCCACTCTCCAAGAAAGCATCATCCACTTCTATTTGAACACTAGCTGAGTATTGTATGGGTGGGATAAAATCTACACTAACTGCTGATTCCTGACCTATGGTGTAGTTTCCTTTTCTTTTACAAGCCAATGAGTAATCAAAACCTATAACACGGTTTGTTGTGACATTGTCACATGTTATAGAGATGCTACCCTGACTTGGTATGTCTATAGTAGGGTGAGCAACTACACCTGATGCGCTTTCCCCACTCCTAAGTTCATCAACAACAAAAAATTGAGCATTCACTTTTGGCACAGAACCAACAGCACAATTTACTGAGTAATTGGAAAGGTAACCACTCTCAAAACCATATGCACTGCCATTGTAATGCATACTGCCAGACATATTAACATCCCCTGTGTAGCTCAGGATGGGGTCATTATAAATCAAATATCTAGAGAATGAGACCTCTTGTTGAGTAGGTCCAGCAGTAGTGGTCATGCCTTTGCTAGTCCCAAGTGGGGTGACCAAACCTTTGGCACTTGAGTAGGACATATCGAAGTTTTCGATCCCGGACAGTTCTTGCCCAGAGATAAAAACCCTTACTTCATCATTGTATCTTGCTCCAAACATTACTTCCTAAGTTGGCCCCCCAATCTCTTTTCGTCTGTGATGACTTGCTTAACTACTGTTTTAATTCTTTCTGATAGCCTCTTCTGATCTTCAGAAGCACCCTCAGAGGTCTTGACGTTTTCTTTTCCTTCGCTATTTATAGTGATATTAATTTCGCCACCAGTAGCATCTTCAGTAGCACTTATTAGCTCATCTAGTTTTCCTACCAACTGAGAATTATCTCCACCTCCACCAGACCCTGAGTTAAGAGCTTGTAAATTTCCAGCACCTAATCTCTTGGTTGCAGAAGCGTTCATAATAAACTCTCCTCCTGATAGCATAGTCGGTACAGTATCCACTCCCGTGGAGCTTGATATCATTCCACCTGTAGCTTGTTTGTTAGAGAACAGGGATTTTAAGAAATCAAATAATCCTTTAGAGCCACTTTCCTGCATTGAGCTAACATACCCGGCACCAAAGTTTCCAAAACCACTTGCCCCTCCCCCAGTGATTGCAGTTCCTAGTAGATTAGATCCAAAACCTGAAGCTGCTGTCAAGAATTTGTTACCTTTGAACATGTCAGCGCCCAACCCTCCTAAACCAGCACTTATACCAGCTGACAGTATATCTTTGAAGAACTGACTGCTGGACTCCTTACCTGCTATTCTAGCTTGGTCTATCTGACCCATTTCTGCTACCGCTAAATCAAAAGCTTGTCTTTTAGCGTCCTGAACTCTTCCGAATTGCTGACTACTTCTACGTCCAAACATACTTAACCTAGCGCTTTCAGGGTCCAAGAAAGCTGCTGTAGCACCGCTTCTGACAAAGCTGTCCCCACCCATTCTATTAGGAGACTGAGTTGCAAATGACATAAGGTCTGACACCCCGCTTATGTAACCAGAAGAAGATGACGGGGTTCTAAATAAACCTTCTTCGTCCCTCCTCTGCCTTACAGACCCGCCAGAAGCATAACCTTGAACACCTCCACTATTTAAAGCGTTAAAGAATCCTGCGCCATACTTTTGAACAGCACTCTTTCTCATTACAAATTCCCCACCCATTAACATAGCAGGAATATCGTCTTTGTGGCCAGAACCCCCAGAGATAAAACCACCTGTAGCGTTTTTATTTTCGCCAAAAATGCTGCCGAAAGAGTCGTTTATGAACTTTTTGCTAAAAGCTCCTGTAATATCACCCAAGAATTGCTTCGCCACACCTAGCAACGCATCCCCTAGATTATCGGCCCCTTGTATAGCATTCCTAAATGCTTGGTCCATATTCATAAGAAACTGATGAGAAGAGGAAATAAGGTCGTCTTTCAGCTGAGAGCTAGAGACTAATGGGTCTCCGAATTGCTCAGTCACCCTTTTGGGGATAGACTTTCTTAACTCCTCCTCGTTAGCCCTCCTTATAATTTCTGAAGCAGTCCCACCCTGAGCAATTGAATCTTGTATAGCCTCCTTTGTAAATTTGGCTTTGTTTCTCTCCCCCACTGTCGCTGCGGTGGCTTCTGTAAACTTAAGCTGCTCTAGCTGTGGGCCAAAATTTAAAACAGCGTCTTTCGCCAAGGTAAGAGCGTCTTTGAATAGACCAGCCTCTTTAGCTACTTGAAGCTGAGCAGCTGCAGAAGCTATGGCCGCTGTAGAATTCCTCTCAGCAACAAGCATAAGCTCTGCAGAGGCAACAAGCATCTTCTCTTGTTTTATTGGGTCAAGCTCAAAAGTGGCTTTATCGGCCATCACCCCAGCTCTTACCTTAGCTTGGTTAATCAACTCACTCTGCTCAAATTCGACCCTTTCTAATTCCAATCGAGCAGAAGAAACAGCAGCCCCCCTTTGTTGCTGTATAGACATCGCCCCAGACCCTCTTCTCAAATCCTCTTGAGATCCTCTAGTAAGTATGTTCTTGTCTAAAATATCTAGTTTCGATTGGCCTATTTTTTTAGACCCTTCTAATTCGGACCTTGCAGCTATAGAGTCTATCGTCTGTTTCTGCCTTAGTAGGCTCTCTTCTATCCCCTTGTTATTCCTTAGGATCTCCACCTCCTTATCTCTCCTTTTGTTGGCCGCAGATATTATTTGCTCCATCTGCTCTTTTTGATTCCCAAGCTCAAAACCTTGTTTCTTTAAGGCTAATCCAGCTTGATTTAAAATTTCTTCAGATTCTGTTCGTGATATATTCCCATCTCTTAAAGCTGTAGATATTTTTTCTTCAAGCCCTAACGATGAGAGCATCGTAGCATTAATCCCCTCTAAACTAGAAATTTGCTCCAAGAGCCCCTTTGCTATTTCTTCAGAGGCAGAGGCGTTCAATTCTTCTACTCCTAATTGCAACTCCAACTGTCTTTTTCTTTCCTCAGTTAGAGTACCAAGTATTTCCCCACTTAAGATCTCTTGTTTTGTCAAAGAAAACCTTTTCTGATCTATGGTGAATGATTCTATTTGTTCTGCAATCCTAGACTTTAACACCCCTAATCGTATAGTCTCAATCTTTGACTGGTCTTTCTGAGTTTCCTTTGATCTTTCTTCTATCTCTTGGAGGACTTTCCTCTTTGTTATTTTTTCGGCGGCATCGGGAGTTAAGTTAAACTCCTCCCTAACTTGCCCTGATAAATTAGGAATCATTTTCAATAATCCTGTAGGAGATGAAATATCGGAACCTTCATCTTTTGATATCGCTAACTTTGAGTCAATAAAATCAAAAGCGTTTGCCATACTCTCTGCAATTTTAGCAAGTTTTCCTGAAGCGGAAATAAGTTCGTCTTTTTCCATCTTCGATCTGACACCTCCCTCATAAGCAGATTCAGCAAAAATCTTCTTCACTATGCTATCTTCAATCCCTATCCCTACAGCCTTCTCAAAAACTTCTTTAGCTCCGTCCTTAACCCCTACTTGATAAGTTATATCGTTTTCGCCTTGTGTTAATTTACCAGTGTTAAAATCTGTGAAAACCTCTTTGATTGCTGTGGACTCTTTGAAGCCGAATAATTCATCTGCAAAATTCCTAAAAGAGTCTGCTGTCTTGGCCTTGGCCACTATCCTATCTTGGTCAGAAATACTACCCAAGACTGTAGCCGCTTTTTCAGCAGCATCCCCCATTAAAGCCACAGATGTTTTTGCAGCTTTTGTAGCACCACTGTATTCAGCTATCAAACTCTCCCCTAGTTTAAATGCTTCTAGACCAGCCATAAAAGCGGCCCCATATAGGCCTATCTTACCAATCGCTCCTCCTATAGCACCCTTGAACTTCCCGCCAGAAGCTTTCATATTCTGACCAAACTGACTAGCTGCTTGACCAGCAAAAATAAAACTAGAAGCCGAAGCCATAGAGCCAGAAACTATAGAGGTATACTTGCCTAAGGCAGATGTAGAGTCGCTTGTCGATGCACTAAGAGCTGTCATACCAGCTTGCACACCAAATATTATACCTGTCAAATCCCTCTGACCCTTTACATTGTTATTAATATTCCTAGTGGATTTTTTTAAGGATTTATTAAAGTCTTCAACACCCTTTTTATCATAAGTGAAACCAGCCCCCATTACGTCTGATTTTTTAACACCCTTGTTCCAAGGTGCAGCAAAATTAGGCACAGCCCCAGTAGGTTCATCTCTAGTGTTGGTGACAGCAAGACCCATCGGGTTTTGCGAGTTTCTAAGTTTACCACTCTGATTTATTCTAATTTGACTAACAGGCAACCCGGCAGCTTGCTCCCTTCCGATAGCATCTTGGAGAGGGTCTGCGAAGTTTGGGATGTAGCCGGAAGCACTACGCTTGACGAAACCGCTAAACATGCCAGTTTTTGCAGCAAAGGAAGGTCTTTGTCCTTCTGGTGTTTTGGCATTTATTTTTTCTATGTCGTCTGCAGTTATTGTGTGAATCTTTGATGTGGAAACTATGCCAAACCTTTTAGTGTCGCTTTTGGATAATTTCTTACCTATCAACTTGCCTGTCTGAGGAGCTTGTTTCTTCTTCCCCTCTACACCCATCACCCTATGTATCTTGGCGGCAGAAGATGCTACATTCTCAGGATTGTTTCTCCCCTTAACTTCCCCAAATAAGGGTTTAGTTCCAATACCATACAGCTTTAGCAATTTTTCCTGACCCTGCAAGTTTAAATCAAAATTAGAAGTCTCGGTCTGATCTGCGTAGTTTTTAAACTCTTCGTCTGTCAACATAGAAGCTAAAGCTAGCTCATATATGCTACCAGCAAAACCTGCTACAGCTCCGCTATTAACTTTTGACTTGATAGCGCTTTCTACCTGTTTAGTAGGTAGGTGTTTTGTTAGCTCTCTAGACTTCTTAAAGCCTTGGTCTATTGCGAAATCCTCATACTCTTTTATGTATTCGTTAACTGTGTTGCCCTTGTTGGCATCAGTGAGGCCATGAACAGGAACACGAATGGCCAAAGCTCCTTCTTTGTCAGTTACATTATACTTCCCAGTCTCCGGGTGGTAGTATGCCATTTTGTTGGAGTCAGTCTTCCCATACTCACCGTGGAGCATAATATACCTGCCCATAGAATTTATAGGGTCGCCTTGGGCAAAGTTTGGGATATACCCACTAGCAGCTCTCACCTTTTTAGCATTAGCAGGCAGGCCCATTGAAGAAGCCATATTCTGATTAAAAATAGCATCCCCACCATTAGCATAATTAGGAACAATATATTCACTACTGTTAGCAACCATAGTCCCTCTTTTGCCTCCACCAAAAGCAAAGTTAGGTATAACAACAGGTCTAGCAGAAGAAGGTGCGCCACCCACGCCACGAGCTATGTCAGAACTTTCTGCGCCTATGGGTAAGAACCCTCCTGCTGCTCTCTTCGAACGTGCAGCTTTTGTTCCAGCCGCTACACTCGGAGTTATACCTTGAGAGATCAATTGCATCTCCTTCATCACTGTGAGCTGAGCGTTCATCGCTGTAGTGAGAGCTTCAGCTTGTTGTCTTCGCTTTTCTTCTACACTTATGCTCTTATTCTCTATATGTAAAATATCCTGCCTTATAGAAGAATCATTTAGTAAAGCAGATGTAATTTGCCCTTGCAAATTGGCTTGCTCCTTTGCTGCTTGATTTAAACCGAAGAATGTTTTCAGAGACTCGGTGCCAAATTTTACGAAACCAAAAGCTAGCTTTGTTACTACAGCCCCTAGTAACACCAATCCCGGACCACTCAGAACAGCACCTATGCCCTTTACTAAACCTTTGGCAAAAGTACCACCAGCGCCCTCTCCGTCCAAAGACCCTTGTATGCTTTCAGCTATACTGTTAAAAAAACCTAAGACATTTTTTAAATTATCTGTTACACCTATCTCTCCCAAGGTATTACCCAGCTCCTTTAGGTTGACGACAGTCTTGTTCAAGACCGCTGACAATGTTTTATTTTGCGCTATATTCCTTTCGTAGGCTTCATTAGTAGCACCAAAAGATGTTTTAGCTATCTCATTACTCCTAACAACTTCCTCGTTGTACTGTTCAAGTAATGATAGAAATGGAGCAATCTGAAACTTGCCAACAAGATTGTCTGCTAGATTAACTTTAGATGCTTGATCTAACTTTGCAAATGTTGGTGCTAGGTTTTCGATAACTTTATTAGCTGATAAGACATCACCCTGAAGATCGGTAACCTCCACCCCTAAATTTTGTATACTCTTTAATCTATCTACGTCTTGTATTCTTGTGAATATAGTTTTTAGAGAGTTACCTATGACAGCTCCACCACGAGCGGTTTTTTCTTGTAACGCTCCAATAATACCCAACAATTGGTCAAATTCAACCCCAGTAGAAACAGCAACAGCACCAGACCGCTTCAAACCTTCAATCAAGTCTCTGTCTGACACAGCAGCACTTGCAGCAGCAGCAGATATTTTATTAAGAACTTCAGCACTCGTGATACCTGCGCTTGAAAAAGAGTTAATCGCAGCTGTCAAACCTGCTACAGAGTCAGCAGCGCTCATCCCTGATAGTCTGGACAAAATCAGAGCATCGTTAAGTCTTTTAGTAACCTCTTCAGCTTTTAGACCTTGACGAGATAGTTCTAGAGCAGCCTCAGCTACAGATGCAAAGGTTTGCTCTGTGTTCCTAGCTACATCAAACAAAGTATCTTTGAAAGTACTCATCTGAGCATCAGTTTGCCGCAAAATAGAGTTGATCCCGGCCATGCTCTTCTCGACCTCGATAGTCGTTCTAACCAACTCTTGCATACCTTTAGTAACGGCAGCTATAACACCTACAGAAGCACCAAAAGCTAACACACGAGCGTTAGCAGCTTCCATAGATTTGGTAAATTCATCAGCCTTTCCAGTCAACCTACCTAATGGTTGAGACAAGGCATCAATGTTTCGGGTGTTCCCTAAGTTGAGCTTAAGATTCCTTCCGGCCTTTTTCATGCCTTCTTGAATGCTTTTCTCTAATCCTGTTTGTCTTACTTGTAATTGAAGTGGCATAATCCTTTACCTTTGTATATAGTATATACACAAAGATCAGACATCATGACCTGCTAATCTCATCATTTGTTTCATATCAAGCTTGCCACCAGCTTTTTCCATTTCTTCAGAAAGGGATACAGCCTTTCCATCTGAGGCTAACTGCTGCATATCATCTTTGGTGGCTCCAAAAATAGCGGAGGCATCAGCATCGTCTCTCAAACCAGAGCTAGATTTGTTCGAGTCCTTGTTTCTTTGGGCTTCAGAAAATGCCATCAGTTTATCAGGGTCTTCCTTTATACTGTCTGGAATATCATCTGTGTATTGGAATATGCTGTGGAACACTTTTCCATACATAGCAACCTTGAGCTGGTAAACAGAGAGGGTTACTACAGCTTGGCCATAAAAATCATTAATATTTTCGCAGTTGCTAAGGTACATACTGAAGAATGGTCTAAGAACAGCCCATTTTATATTTTCCTCCCCTAGTCTTTCTGCGCTATTGTTCACGATACCACCTAACTTTATGACTTGGTGAGGTTCTAATTCAGCAAAATCTTCTTCTGAGAATAAATAATCATTAAAATTATTATCCTTGAACAAGGAGAACCTCAACATCTCGTCCCCACATCTTGAGGTAGCGTAAGATTCAGCTGTTACACCAACCACTTCTGCCCTTTTAGACTTCAGACCATAAAGTTCTTTTTTTTTCTCATCTATGTTCTTTTGGAAAGTCTCCTTTTGGGAAGGTAAAAAGACAGCATCTCTGGTCTTTTTAAGATTACCTATTTCGAGTTCTAGAGAGGAAATCTTAGAGTCGTCCTTTTCGTCCCACATCCCATCCTTTTTTAAACGCTCCAACATAGCGCTCTCAGAATCTATACCTTTGACCAAGGCTATGTTCTTGTACTTCTCGTAGTAATTATGTATATACCTTTGATCCCTAATATTCAAGTGTTTGACGAACACTTCCTGACCTTCGAAAAAGTCAGTGCTGTACCCGTCAAACACTTCTCCTATTAAAGAAATGTAGAACTCGTCGCTATAGTTCACCAGATTCTACCTTTTTAATCAACTCCTCAAATTCGGACGGGGATGAGGCTTGATTATAAAACCAGAAGGCGAGTACCGTAGAAACTTTCTTGATCACTTTCTGATAAAAATCTGAGGACTCTTCTTCTTTCGAGTAGTAATCTTCAGTCTTTTCTTCAAAATCGTCCCCAAGAAAATAGGGAATAGGTTCTTCATCTTCTTCTTTATGAATATATGTCAGGTTTACTGCATACCATAAAAGTAATTTGTTCTGCGCCCTTACATCGGCTGTATGGTCGAAGAGTGATTGTAGTCCAGACTCAACGTTAACGAGTTCCCTTTTGACCTCGGCGATCTCTGCCTTCAGTTGCTCTAAACGTTTCTTTTGCTTAGCATCTGGTTTGTCTACAGTGTCAAGCTTCATATATTCATTCTGAAGCTCTAAAATTCTTGTGTAAAGTTTTCCGTACTCTTTGAAACCATCTTCTGAAAAGGTTCCTCCAGTATCAGCATACTTCTTGGCTAACATGGCCTTGGTAAGTATGCCTTGTTTAACACACTTGCTGATCTCGATAGAGTACTGAAGTTCTGCGTCTTCTAGTTGGCGTCGAGACGGACGCTTAATTTTAATCTCAGTTGGTACTTTTTGTTTTACCTTTTTCTTGGTAATAGTCACCTCACCAGTTTTTTTATTGGTGCGCTTACTCTCTTTGTCCACCATCTTCTCTTCGTCGATGGTAAATTGGTACAATGTTTTAAATTCCATAGCTTATTCCCTATTTAAATATAAATTGAACGCTGTAATTTTCTATTTCATTTTGCATGTTTCTAAGGCTTTCATTCCCGTAATCTAAGATCCTTTTCCGAATCCAAGCTACTTTTTCGGGTGTGAAATGATCTGCGGCCCTAACTATAGAATGGTAATCTTCTGGCAACTCTTTATACAACTTCTCATAATGAAAATCATGGTCTTGTTTCATGTCCTCAACCATCATAAGCATCATTTTAAAGAGAGATCCCACCTCTTCATTAGACCTCCTGTTTAAATTTTTTTTAGCATTCATCCTTAAACCTATATAATTATACGAAAAAAAGTGTAATTATCAACATGTCAGGGTTTTTATCTAGTGATACTATCACATCCATCAGGTCCAAGTTCAGTACTTTACATACAACTTTCGCAAGAGATATAGTTGTTTTTAAGGTCAGTAAGCAGGAAGTTATTGTGTCTACAAACACAAAGTATAATCCAATCTACGGTCGAACCAATCAAGGGAGAAAGGTGGAGCAGGAGACAGTTGTATCCCAAACCTTTAAAGCTAGGATCTATTATGTTGATTCAGATCAAGAGGAGATCACAGAAGCCCAAGACAAGGTTTTCTTACCCAAGGGTTCCATTAAGATAATCGTAGATGAGACTGCTTACGCTTATATTAGAGAAGCAAAAAATATAACTTTTGATGAGAACAAGTTCAGTATCGCCAGTCAAGCTAGCCCGTATGGGTTTACAGACAACCAGTTTTTCATATTCTACCTAGTCCCATTGGACGAAATCTAATGGCTAAACTACCACTAGACGTTCAGGCTGCAATAAGAGCGCAAGTCCCTAAACTAGTAAAGAAAAAGTTTAGGAAAAGCATCGATGACAAGTTCAAAGATGTTAAGAAAGATATGATCAACGAATTCATGTCGCATCCTGTCACGCAAGAATTGCTTCAAGGTCCAGACGGCGTGAATATAAGTGGAACATTGAATGGGGTAACAAACTTATATGCATTTATCGGTTTTGACGATGGAGATAGTCCAGTGCAGCCGATACTTGATATACTAGAGGATGTAAAAATAACAAAAGATGTAGAGCAGACAACATATGGGGTGGGTCGCAAGTATGACATAAGTATGCCTACTGCAAAAGATATTTTCTCAGTTACACCTATGCCTTGGGCCACAGGCAGAAGTTGGGCAAGGGGTATCGAAACTGGTATATCTGGATTAGGTTATCTTTTAAGAAAAAGCTCACAAAACAGCAGATCAGGTGTAGCTATACAGAGTAACAACAAAGTTAGGAGCGGTAGGTTCAAGAACGTTCAATATATATCTGCCCTAATAAAGAAGTACGAAAAAAGATTTGATAAACTAAAATGATTGAACAATTCCAACATAAATTTACGAACTCCTTTTTACTTTGGTTTGATAACTTTTTAACCACAAAAGGCCAAGCTTATCAGGAGGTTTCAGGACAATTGTACCCGACTACCGATTATCGTGTTGACAGCGACTACAATGTATACACAAGTTCATTCAAAGA